CTGCTGATATGCTTGTAGCAACTTCTGATTTTGTAGTTCCTAACGCACTTATTAATTTAGAATTTGTACTTAATAAAACAACCGGCACAGTCGATGCTTATTTAAACGGCGACACAGAAAACAAATTATTATCAATTACAAATCAAACGTTTGTAAATCAATTTAGATATATATATTCTGATAATTGGGCTTCTACAGGCGGTTTTTATATATATGATATTATTATTGCTACTGGCGCAAGTAATACAATTATCGGAAATACGGCGGTAAAAGACTACTCTATGACTACGATTACTGAAAACAATACTTTCGTTGCAAGCAACGGTACAACTGATCTATTGACTATTTTAGGAGCCGCCGCGCCAACTGGTGATACTTTATATGCAAAAGCCGCCGATGCTCCTGCTTTAATTGCGATGACGCCCGCTGATTTGCTTGATACTGATTTGAATTTAAAAGCTGTTAGCATTGTTGCCGATTGGAAAAAATACGGCGACGGCGACTGCAATGCAAGGATTGATTACACAATAGACGGAACAAATACAATAACCGGAACTTCGGTTACTTTGTGTTCATCGTATTTAGGCAAAACAGTAATGTTAGGAACATTACCTACGCCTGCTCAATTTGATAATAATTTTAAGATCACTTTGCGTAGGACCGCTTAACAATGAGTAACGAACATCTTTATTGGCGCATTTATTCGACTGTTGAGGCTGGTTCTGAAAATTATATTTCGTTGGCAAATATTGAATTTCGATCCGTCGCAGGAATATCGCAACAAGCAACCGGTGGCGCCGCAATATCCTCAGGCGATTATAATTCAAATTATTCTAAAGATAACGCTTTTGATGCTAATTTTACAACGACTTGGATATCGTCGAATATTCTGCCAAATTATATCGGTTATCAATTTTCTTCGACTGTTTCTTGTGCGGCTATTGAAATTACTAATAGATATGACGGATATTATTATCAAGCGCCTTCGTCATTTCAGCTTCAATATTCTGATAACGGAATTGATTGGGAAATAGCAAAAAGTTTTTCCGGAATTACTTGGGATACAATTAAACAATCTTCACAATTATTTAATATAACTGGTAATTACAGAGAACTTCGTATTGATCAATCGTATGTTTTTGGTTCGGTAAAAGGCGACACCGATTTAGGTATTGATCAATCGTATGTTTTTGGTTCGGTAAAAGGCGACACCGATTTAGGTATTGATCAATCGTATGTTTTTGTTTCAACACGCAACGAACTTCGTATTGATCAAACATTTGTTTTAGGTTCAGTGAAAGGAAAACCAGAATTAACATTAGACCAATTTTATTTGTTCGTAGCAGTAAAAGTCGAACCTATTACTGTAGGCAATTTTCTTATTTTGGAAAAAGAACAAAACGATAACAAATCGTTTAAAATTTCTTGTGCCAATTATGATAACAGGCTATATAGAAACGATCATTACTTTGCGACTTATGAGTATTGAATATGTCAAATAAACAAATTGCTTTTTTAGTAACAGATAAGGAACCAAACGACAATAATACAACAAAATTAACATGCGTGAAATATGATGACAAAGTATATGCGAACGATCTTGATTTTTCAGAAACAGGCTATTTGTTGATTTCACCTGGAAATTATCTAATAACCGAAACACAACAAAGGGTTTTAATATGAGTGACGCAAATATTTTTGGTTTGTCTACAGGTGATAAAACTGTAACGACTGGATATATACCAGTTTGGCAAGGTAGTGACAGCGGTTCTACAAAAAAACTTTTGTATAATGATTTTTTATTTGCTGCTGGTGGAGCAAATCGAGGGGCAAATTCTGATATTAGTTCTTTGGGCGGATTAACTACACCACTTAGTATTGCGCAAGGCGGCACCGGGGCAAATGTTGCAAATGACGCAAGAACAAATTTAGGTCTTGTGATTGGCACAAATGTGCAAGCACAAAATGCCGATCTTTCTGCAATTGCTGCGCTTAGCGGTATATCCGGGTTTCTTAAAAAAACAGCTGCAAATGTTTGGTCGCTCGACACAACATCCTACTTGACGACGGCGCTCACGTCCGGATTTATTTTGGTCGGCAACGCCGACGGCGCGGCGCGCGCCGTCGCAATGTCCGGCGACGGATCGCTGAACAATACCGGTGCGCTAACGGTCGCCAAGATCGGCGGCTATTCCGTCACGTTGGCCGGCACGGTCGCCATGTCCGGAGCATTTTCTTTTTCAGGCACGTTGACGAACAATACGACCGTCACCTTTCCCCCGGACGGCACATTGGCAACGCGAGCTGGCACTGAAATCTTCACCAATAAGACGCTGACCTCGCCAACGATCAACGGCGGTACGATCAACGGCACCAGTATCGGCGCGACAACGCCTTCTACCGGCAAATTCACCACGCTTGACGCGACTGGCGCGATTACGGCGGCGGACATTCTGCAATATAGCGCGGCTGTTCCTTCGACCGCGAGCTATTCAATTGTGCAAGCCGCTCACACATATCTCGCCTGCTCTCCGCTGCCGAAAGTCTTATGGCACGATCTTTTGGCGTTCAACCGGTATTGGGCAGCCCCGACATTCGAGCAGTATAACGGTTTGGCATGGAGCGCGGGAACGCTTGACGCGGGGCTTTTCGCGCATCTTGAAAATCGCAGTGTTCAGCAAATCGACGGGACAACTTACACCGCCGCGAGATGGACTTGGGTTTCCACCGCGATGGCGTATGCGTTTCCTTATGTTTGGATCATCGGCGTCACGTATTCCACCACGGCATCGAACAAAGCGTTTCTCATTCAATCATCTGCGGACGGCGTCACTTGGACAACGCGCCATACTTCGAGCGGCAACTTCGCCCGCGCCCAGCCAATTTTTCTTTTTATGGATAGCAATGCAGCGGATACTTATATTCGTCTAACCATTACCGTCTCCAACGGCGTTCCGCTCATGTTGAGTTCGATGCGTGCGCTTTCCGCTCGCTGGGGCGACGCGGGCCAAGGATCGGAAGGCGAGTTTCCTTACGTTTGGGATGCATCGCGAAATATAACATTTTTTAAAAATATCCTGGCTACGGTGGATAATTCCCAGACGCTAGGCACGGCGGCGTATCGCTGGTCATATCTTTTCCTCGGCTTCAACACGCCAGCATCGGCGGCGGCATCCGGCTCGCCCGGTCAGATAGCCGTCGATGCGAATTACATCTATGTCTGCACGGCGACGAACGCCTGGAAACGTGCAGCGCTTTCAACTTGGTAATGGAGATTTTAATGACAACTTACACTTACGCCCCCGGTGACAGTACGGCCGCCGACAGTCATGATCGTGTGAAGTTGGTCTGCGCGGCCGTGTGGACCGAAACCGTGATCGCGGATTACAGCGCCGCGCACCCCGTTGTGGAGGCAGTATCATGACAATTCCATGGCCTTCCGAGACCGAAATTTTCGTACTGGCTGAGCCGCTGATTAAAGCGGCGGAGGCGTATAAGCCACGCCCGCTTAAAACAAACCTAAAACAAACTTGCTGGTTTGCTTTTTTGCAAATAACCAATATCGTAAAGTATTTCTTTCGCTTCGCGAATATAATAATCATAATTTAAATCATCGGGCAACGAAGTAGGCAAAATCATCAACGGTTTTGCCCCTTCGGTTTTTGGCACCTTATTTCCGCTTTGTACTGTGTTTATCGTACCTTTTTCGCCTTTTGCATAATACCAACGAACAGCCTTGCCGAGATAAGAACCGTCTTTAGATGCTCCGCCTTTAACAGTCCGTACGCTGACAAATTTGCGAATATCCGTGCACGTCATAATCGTTTCAATAATCGGTTTCTTGTAGGCAAGAAAAATTTGTACCGCGTCACTAATAATTTGACATTCGGGGTTTTTTGACAGCGGACTGTTAAGCGCCGATCCTTTGTCTGAATAAATGCCCTTGACTTTCAATTCGTCATTTTCTTTTATTGCTATATAGTTATTAACGTCTCGCGAAAAAATTGCTTTGTAACGCGCTTCTTCGGTTGAAAATCCCGTAATACTTTCCCATTGCAAAACAATATTTAAAAAATCATCATAACGATTTTTAGGGCACTTTGTTATAATCCCGTCTGTATTTGCCGAAACTACACGCATTCCAGCAAGCTCAATTTCTTCGATTAGCATCAATAAACATAACTGACCGCTAATCGTGACCTGCATGCACAAATCGGGCGCATATAATTTCGAATATGGCGATCCTAATTTTCCAAAAGTGCCGTTAATTGTGATTTTTAACGCATCGGCAACAACTTTGTTTTTTTCAAGTTTTGCTTTGAGCCGTCTAGTAACAATTGTTTGATAAACATTCAAAAAATCTTTGCCTAAATGTTGGGGATATAAACCTTGATTTAGAATAATACTAGGGTAGTAACTTGCAACATCGCGATCTATCAAATAATGATTTTCATTCGCATATTGCGCAATAGACTTTTCACACGAATGCAAGCCGCCGCCACCTAACTGATAAATCGTTTCACCTACCCTGATTTTTTGACCGGCAAGGGCGTCTGGTATTGCAGCGGCCCCGGACACACCTACAATAAAATCGGCCGTTCTGACCGCCTCTAAAACGCTCTGTAACGGACGTGTTTTAAATGCAACAAATTCTGGAATTTTATAGCGAAACGTAAATCCTGGCTCAATTTTTGCTTTGGCGTTGCGCCAGCCGTGGCAATGCAATTTTTCAAGCTCATGACCTATAATTGCTTCGGCAATTTGAGCGTCGGATTTTGATCGTAAATCCACAGAATATTCAGTACCGAGAGTTTCGCGTAATTTTATTTGAGGCAAAAGCTCTGTGTACAAAAGTTGCGTATTGTCAAGATCGTTTATACAATAATCGCGAACAATTTCTGCTTGTTCTTTTGAAAGTGTTGTATCTGGCGAATATGGCAAATCTTGCATGCGCGGGCAATGAATGCGCCCGGCGTATAATTTTAGACTTGCTTTGAGTGGCGAAACTTCGATCAAATCAATATGGTTTATGTTTGGTGCACGAAGTTTGTATTTTTCGCGCAAATCCCAAGTACGAATATTGTCAATAATAATTTAGTTTGTTACTCGTTTAAGTTCTTCGGCACGTTTGCCTAATAAAGCCAATTGTATCAATATTAAATCGTATTCATTTGAATTGAAACCTATTAGCTTATGCCGATACAAAACATATGAAAGTTTTTGCACATTGACAAAACTATCCGGGCTATCTTCAAAAAACACGCATTTACCGGATGAAATATCTTTGAAAGCAGCAAGCCAATAATTCGAAAAACTTTCCGTATCAAAAACAAGTTCTAGAGATTTTTCGCAAATTTCTTCGTCACTTAAAAGTTCGTATTTGTTTACTGGCGGAATTGAGTTTGCAATCAATTCCGCCATACGCGATTTGCCAGAGCGCTTTGCGCGTTTTGCGTTAGAATTATCAAAAAACATTCATAACCTCAAAAAGGAATTTCATCGTCATCTAGCATTACAATTGCCATTATGGTACCGCGCAAATTTTCACCGAAAAACATAGCACGATCGTTGTATGTATTGAAATCAATCTCAGTTGCAAAAGGAGTAATTGTTTTTAGATGTTCAACAGAATAACAACGCAAAAGTAATTTATTTATACCTACTTTATATTGAGCGCCTTTGTTTGTGTCAATATGTGAAACGATTTTTCCGTTTTGAAAATAAATTTTTCCGTTTTCAGAAAACAAACCTACTGTTTCAATAGCATCAAAGAATTCTTTGCCTACAGGGGCGGGGGCCGAAATGTGTTCGATAATTGGCGTAACGTCCGGATATTTGTCTTCGTATAATTGTGTTTTTATCCATACTTTTTCGCCAAACCAAAATGTAATCGATTGATTTTCCGTATATCCAAAGCCGGTTAATGGTTGTTTTACTCTACAAATAGCTTGTGCAAATATTTTTGGTATAAGCAAATTGGGCGGCAAATCGATACCGTGCCAGTACTGAATTAGTACTTGCCGATTTGTTGACGTACAAGTATTTGCTTCAAGTAAAATCGACGCTTCTATAAAGCTTTTTCCATTTTCGGAAACAAGCGATCCGCATACGGAAAATGCTTTTTTAAGTTCATCCGTAATCGGAGCAATGTTTTCGTCGGGCGTCGTTAACGGCGGTCCAGGCATTTCTTCAAATGAAATACAGGGCACAAGCGCGCGTAATTTTTCGCCTTTTATCGAAAGCGAACCGTTGTCTAATTCGGTTATTGATAGCGGATTATCTGCACTTGCTTTGCATTTTGAAACCGCTGTTTGCAACAAGCCGATTTGCGGGCAACATTCTAGATTTTCTACAATTGGAAACCCTGCCGTTAACTGCCCGTCCGTCATTACTGCATAACCGTTATTCAGCATGACGTGTTTTTGATAAAGGTTGTCTTTTTTTGTTGCTGCAACAGATACAAATTGCAGGGCTTCTATTAGTTGCGACGACGATTGATTTGCTTCGATTTGTTTTTTTGGCATTTGCTCGTTTCCTTTTTTTAGAATTCGCTTGATATTATTTCAAAATATGGTTTTTTGTTTACCCACACGTTGATGTAAGACGGTACTCGCAATTTGTCCATTAGTGCTAATACTTCGGCGTTTGTTTCGGGCGGCGGTGCATCGTATCGTTGCCTAAACCAATTGCGCCCTTTTATATTTCCCATTACACCTTCAACTGACGTGTATTCAGTATATGCGAGCGGTCCGCAATAATATGATACTTTAATACAATTTGCACCTGTTCTTTTCGATTTGTGAGGTTGATAAATGACACGGTCTACTTTGATTTTTTGAATATTTGGCGGTTCTTTTGCAGCCAGCATCAATTCATTTTTTGAAAAATTACTTTGTAGTTTTGAAGGTGCGCTTTGAATAGGAAAAACAAATCCGCATACAGCACATTCTTTTGCGGAAATGTGCGCAAACGTATGACACTTTGCGCATTCTTTTATAGGGGCTAGGCCCGGTTCCGTGCGCTCACCGCGCCGCTTCGGCAACACAGGGTCATCAATAGGCCCGAGCCGAGCCGTGTTGCCCGCAAAATCCATGACAAGGCAATCTAATTTGCCTTCGCACGGCCGCGTGCCGCGTCCGAGGCTCTGAACCCATAGACCGGTGGACATTGTGGGTCGTAGCATAACGATAAAATCAAGGGCCGGATGATCGACGCCGGTTGTCAACATGCCAACGTTTACCGCGCACTGTACAACGCCTTTTTTCCAATCAAGCATTGCAGCATCGTTTTCGGCTTTTGATTTTTTCGAATGCAAAACAACTGTCGAAATTTGAAAAGCGTTATTCAATATTTCTGCTATTTCTTCGGCATTTTCGACACTAGCAGCAAACACAATCCATGATCGGCGAGCCTTGCCAACTGTAACGGCTTGTGAAAGCGCTTTGTAAAAAATTTTCTGCTTACTGATTTTTTCGGCTAATTCTTTTTGATTATAATCGCCGTTGACAATATGAATTCCGTCTGTGTTGATTTCCACTTCGCCACGTTGCGGGATTAACGGACAAATAAATCCATCGGCAAGCAAACGCAAAAAAGCCTCTCGATTGCACATATCATAAACAACATCCGTAAAAATTTTTCCGTTTGTTATTAGCCCCATGCCTTGACGGTAAGGTGTTGCCGACAAACCGATTATTTTCAGATACGGATTACGAAGCAAAAGATTGTCGATTAACTTTAGATAATTTCCTTCATCGCCGATCAAATGCGCTTCATCAACAATCAAAAAATCGCGAAAGCCAAAATCTGCTTTCACCATTGATTGCACACCGCCAAATATTATTGGATGATGAATTTCCTTGCGGCCTATACCGGCGCTAAAAATTCCAAGCGGCGCAACCGGCCAATATTCCAGCAATTTTTTTGCATCTTGTTCAATCAATTCTTTTACGTGCGTGCTCATTAGTACGCGCGCTTGGGGATATTCCGTATAAAGACGTTTAATAAAATCAGCAATAATTAAGCTCTTGCCTGTACCTGTAGGCAAACAAACAAGTGCATTTTTTCGTTGCGGTTTGTCGTCAACAAGCTCCCGATCTTGCGAATAAAAATCGAAAAGCGAATTTACCGCTTCTTGCTGATACCAACGAAGTTCAAACATCAAAAATCGTCCGGTGTTGGAAAATTCAAAATTGCCTTAACTGTCCATTTGCCGAATTTCGTTCCCGGTTCGATAATTATTTTTTGACGTGCCGTTATTAAGTACTCTGATTATTAACGATTGGTTGCCACTCTTTGCAGCCGCTTTTTATACGAAATTTATCTATAGTATTAACTTCACTGTAAGCATTATTGCATATCCATCCCCCGTTTTCCATCGGTTCGGCCCAAACGCAAGACCTGCAATTTTTTTCAGGCAATTCCTCACGAAAGCAAATACCAGAAAACGGACACATTTTGCATAAATAAAACGTCGATACCTTAGCAATTTTTGCAGGCATTTCACGCGCATAAATAATTTCGTTTGCACGTTCAAGCATAACATTTGCTAAATTGTAATCGAGTTCAACAAATTCGAAATACAATTCGTCAGTATTTTTATTAACTGCCACGTAAAGAGCAACTCGCAAATCAAATTTTAATCCGTAAACTGACATTTGCGCCATGTGTTTTGGCTTAGAAAGTGCAACACCTTTCTTTTTCAAATCAACAAAAGATTTTTCAGAATGCGTTTTGAATTCGAGCAACATCGGCTCATCAAAACCATATTTTTCAGGTAATTTTGCAACCCCGTCAATCGATCCGCCGAAATGTCCATTGCAATCTGAAAAACCAAATTGATTGCCGTTTTCATCAAATTGCCAAACGGTAAAACCGATGCCTTTTAGTAACGTAACGATTTTGTTTTCTTCGTCTTTGCCGCGTTCAAACAAACGTAATTTGCGGCCATCGAATTCTTCTTGTTTCAACCAACGAAAACTTGTCCACAGTTTGGCTTTGCATTCGTCGCCGATGATTGATGCGCCAAGATGCGAGCGAGGATCGTCCGCTAATTGTTTGCGCGAAAAAGCGTCAATATCGCTTGCAAGCGTTTCCGCGTTAGGTAAATTATTCATGAGAATTTAAAACCTCGTTGACAGCCTGTTTTCCATAAATTTCACACAGTTTCGAAATCCTCATTCCGTCGTCTATGTATTTTTTTATTTTATCGTGATTTTTGTTAAGTAAACGTTGATGTTTTTGTTCTCTTAGCAAATAGTTTTTTTCTTGCTTTTTTGTCATTCGATCAATCAAAAGGGGCATAAATCACCTGTAAAATAAGGACGGTTTTTAAGCCGTCCTTATACTGAAAAGTTGCGAAAAAATTAGCGCTTAGGCGACCAAGGCGGTGTCGGTGCTGGGTTATCAGCAACTGTTTTTTTTGCAGACGACACCCATTGTTTTTTATTAGGGGTTATTGGCGTCGCCAAGGGAGCCGCTGGCGTCACTGCGGTGCCTTGATAGCTTCCAGCACCTGGACGATTTCCATTGGCGTCATAAACGGCCTTGATCTCAGTGTATCCGCCGTTCGGGCGCTCTTCGCAAGGCTCTTGGCCTTTCTGCCAGCCAACATCGATCCGAAAAGGCTTGTTGTGCATCATGAGCAAGGGCGGTGCACCATCAGGGGCAGACAGATTGTAAACGCCGGTGACGTGGCAAAGTCCGCTTAATTCTTTTTGTGCAATTTCGACAGCTTGCACCGAATTGTTATGCAAGTTAAAACGATGCGTAATTGCAATGCCTTTTTGAGGCCCTTCGAGCGCTACATATTCGGCGGAAATATATTCGCCGTCATGATTTTTGGTTTCGACCCAATTGCTCGTTTCGATCATAACAAGCAATTTATTAACAGGCATAAGTTTGTTTCCGCTGCCAAAAGACGGTTCAAACTCGTTTGCATTAAACACGAAAGCAGACATTTTCTTTTCCTTTTGTTTGTATACTGATTATCAGTATACGATTAGAGTTTTGCAATCAAATTGTCGATTGCAGTTTCGTAACGGCGCGTAGCAATTTTCAAACGGACAAAAAGCGTTGCCGCGACGGTTGTGTTTGGAGGATCAAAATCAATTCCGATTGCACCGACGTTTACATGCCGCCCATATTTGCGTCGTTTGACGGTTTTCTTAGCTTCGGTTTTACGCATTTTCAATTTCCCTCTGTGGACAAATTTGCCCGGTTAAACAAATCAATTCCACAACCGTTATAAATTGCGTCGGAAACAACATTCCATCCGTTTTCTTCTGGAATAACAATTGCATCGTGCAAATGATAACGATTTTTTGCTGCCCATGCTGGCGAGCGTTCGATCTCTAAAAGCCTTTGTTTATTGGTTATTCCGCGCGCAAGTTTTTCGCCTTCGGCTTTATAGACTGTAATTGGTTCGTGCAAAAAACCAACCATATCCGCCGCTTGCATGAGCAATTCGCGTTTGCCATATGTTTTCGAATTTTTTGGCGAATGCAAAAGCAAATCATAACTATCATATTCGCCTGCGCTAGGATCGATCATCTTGACGGTAAACGAATGGCAAGTACAAATAACGTTGATATTAAAGGTTTTTGTGAGATAGTTTTGATACAAAAGCCATTGCGAAAAAATATCATTTGCAATTGTATAGGCTTTGCCGTAACCGCCGTGCGCCGTGTCCATTGAATGCCCGGCTTTGAGTTTTGCTTTGCTTTCGGCAGTATCGCGATTGAGCGTTTCAGCATGAATAATTCTTTCGAGCGCCGTTGCGCTATCCCAAATAATCGATGTTCCTTCGGGAATTTTTTTCGCTTCGGCTTGCGTTAAAATTTCTGTGCACAGATTATCAACATCTGTCCACTTCCATCCGAATTCGGGCGATTTGATATGCGGAATTGAAATTTTTCCGCCACTTTCTAGCGGAACAAACAGAGCGTTCGGAGCACCGCAAACGAGCGTAGTTTTGCCAATTCCTTCCATTCCACAAATGACGATAAGCTGACCTTCTTGACTTTCGTCATTTACAACATTTTTAAGAAAACTCATTTCACGAACCTTTCAACTTTTGTTTCTTTAGGCGGATTTGCTAAAAAAATAAGTTCCATTTGTTTTAGCAATTTGCTTGTTCCGTATGGTTCACCCGCTCGTGTTTCAACACGAATTAATTCAAGTGCATGAGGTGTCAATTTTCTTGCAAAACGAAGACGCTCGCCGCCAATCGAATAGCAAATTCCACCTGGAACAACATCCCAAAAATCGTATTTCTGTTTCATAATTTATTCCTTCGGTGAAACAATTTCTAGCGTCGGCAAACCTTCTTTTGTAGTAAGAATTTCATCAATAAGCGCCCTTGCTTTTTCATCGATCAACTTTTTATAAGCAGCCTCCGAAAGCGAATATTTGATTTTAAGAAGCGCATCCGAAACACTTTCGCCGCAATTCAGAGCAATTTTTTGACGAATTTCAAAAGCACGTTTTTGATCGAGTGTATAATTGATTTTGTAAACGCCCTTGGCTTTCCAGCCTGCACCTAGACCGATTGTATTTGTGCCCTCTTTCGGCTCTGGAAAGGCAAGGTCAAATGCAATTTTGCGTAATTTGCGTTCATGTTCAATTACAATATCGGCTTCTGTTTTTGCGATTTGCCATGCTTGCAAAGCCGTATTACGAGTTTCAATATCAATTTGCATTTTTCTGTGTCCTTGCGTTTTTTCCATCGACTGTTGAGATAATTTCGTGGCAAATTTTTGCACTTTCGATATTTTTGAAAAGCGTTTTACCAGTCGAAATTTTGAAAATGAACCAGCAACCATCCGGCTGAAACGAGTATGAAAAAATTTCCATGATTTTTAGTCCCAAAAAATTGAAGCAAAAACTTCAAACGGACCAATTTTTACATAAACCGCAAGCGCAGTCCATCTCTGCTTTGCGGCGGTAGCTTTTGCAATTTCTATGCATTCGATGTTAAATCTCCAAACAAAAGGACGAAAAGTAAATTTAAAAATTATGCCGCAATTGCGATATTTCTTAAACATTTTTGCCTCGATTTGTTTTTAAGCACACACACTAAAACGTCCTTTTTTGCGTGTCAACAAAATTTTATGACTTGCGCTTAAAAATTTTGTCGCCATACTGCCACTAATCATTAATAGGAGGCTTTTATCGTGCGCGAATGTAAAATTTTAGACTTGACACAAAATCTAGTAGCAAATCGGCCAAAACCAGTCACATATAGCGACTTGCGAGTTAAACTCAAAGCACAATATGGTATCGACATATCCGAACAATGGCTCGGCGAATTCGCGCGTGGCAAATATCAAAATCCGAACATACGAACTGTTATTGCGCTTTACGAAATTTTTTCCGGTCACGAATTAGCCATTTAGTTAGGTATATAATGCACAAACTACATAATATTCCGCTTGAAATGAAGGCGTTTAAAAACTTCATTTTGTGGCGTCTCGAATGGCGGTCCGGCGATGTTTGGCATTCGCAAAAACCGACAAAAATTCCATATTCCGTGTACGGAAAAAAAGCGTCGGTTAGCGAACCGCAAACATGGTCGTCATTCGAAGATATTTTAGACAAAATTCCGCTTTTTACATGCGCAAAGCCCGTCGAGCCTACCGAACCGATTTTTAACAGCGGTTATTCTGGCGCCGGTTTTGTATTTTCAAAATTACCCGAACATGATGCAAAACTAACAGGTATAGATTTAGATGATCCGCGTAAAGACGAAGCTGTTATTGCCGATCACAAAAAACTAATAGATATTTTTAATACGTACACTGAATATTCGCCGTCCGGCAAAGGCAAACATTTGATTTGTACCGGCACTTTGCCCGGTCCTGGCAAACGTCGCGATTTTGTCGAAATGTACGATAGCGGAAGATTTTTTACGCTTACCGGTGACGTTGTAATAATGGCGCCCGCGATCAATTGCCAAGCGCAAATAAATATTCTGTATAAAGAACTTTCGCCAGAAAAATCAGAAAATCAAAATCAAATAATTTCAGAAAGTCAACCGCAAAAAAATACAGACGACGAAATTTGTGAATTTGCCTACAATGCAGCCAATGGCGAAAAATTTTATGATTTGTATTCTGGAGACTGGCAAAAATATTATGCTAAGCCGGGCGAAGAAGCCAAAATAAGTAACAACGAGGCTGATTTTGCGCTGATAGATATTATCGCTCACTATACGCAAAATTTTGAACAAGTCGTTAGAATTTTTCGATCTTCGGCGCTAGGAAAACGCGAAAAAGCAAAACGAAACGATTACATAAAAGGTATGATTAGCAGAGCTTTTGATAATCAACCGCCGCCTATAGATTTTGATTTGATAATTAGTCAACGTAAAGAGCAAATTGAAAAACAAGAAGCTGAAAAGAAAAAGGCCGCAACACGTAAACCAAGCGGAAACCGCGTTGCGGCCAGTTCGCCGGAGCAGGGAGGAGAGACACCGACGATAATCACATTACACGATCCGGTGGACGAAGCAATTGTGTTTCCGCCGGGCTTGATGGGCGAGGTAGCACAATTTTGTCATGATGCCGCCCCTAGACCGGTTAAGACAATGGATTTTGCAGCGTCCATCGCGTTTCTTGCCGGTATCGTCGGTAGACAATATAACGTAGGTACAGCGGGCTTAAATCAATATATTATTTTGACAGCAAAATCAGCGCGTGGCAAAAATCAAATGTCAAGCGGGCTAGAAAAAATAGTAAAAGCGGTTAGCACTATTTGCTCTACAATTGCCGAATTTACCGGACCTGGAAAATTCGAAAGCCCGCAAGCCGTTGTTTCGTGGCTTAACGAAAAAGCAAGTTGTTTTTATTCCGTACTTGGCGAATTCGGGCTTACAATCAAAGCCATGTCAAACAAATATGCAAATTCCTCGCAAGCCGATTTGAAATCTATTTTATTGGACGTATACGAACGATCCGGGCAAGGCAACGCCCTCAATCCGTCCGCATACGCAAAAAAAGAAAATACAACAAGTCAAATTGCATCGCCGTCCGTTACGATTTTGGGCGAAAGCACCCCGGTGCATCTGTACGGTGGTTTGACCGAAATAATGATTTCAGACGGAACGTTGTCGCGATTTTTGACATTCGACTACGAAGGCCCGCGCGTTGCCGAAAACGAAAATATAATATCTAAAGTACCACTTTCACTTGTTGAAAAAGTTGCTTCTCTTGTTGCTTATGTTCAATCGCTCAAATCGCAAAATATAGTTAGACAAGTCGAATACGAAGACGCTGCGATGAAAATGAAAAAAGCATTTAGTATCGAATGCGACAATCTTATCAACAATGCGGGTGACGATGTTGCGGCAGAACTATGGGGAAGAAGCGAACAAAAAGCCGTCAAGTTAGCTGCTCTTTTTGCGATTTCCGAAAACTATATCAACCCAAAAATAACCGTTGCAATGCTCGATTATGCAATACGAATTGTCAGTACACAAACAAAAAAATTACAATCTCGTTTTACTAATTTTGAAATTGGCGACGATGGGCAAAAAAGTGAAAACAATAAACAAATGGAAGCCGCTGCAAAAGGAATTTTAAAATTATTGAATACACCTTATCTTGACCACGCTGTAAAATACGGATATAACGAAGGATTATGGAAAGATGGAATTATTCCTTATGGTTCGTTATTAATACGATTGTGTAATATTTCCGTATTCAAAAACGATCGATTAGGTTCTACAGTTGCACTTAAAAAAACACTTCAAGATATGCTTGAGGCTGGATATTTGCAAGAGGTAAATAAAAAGATTTTATTTGACAAATATAAATGTAGAAGTCGCGCTTTTATTATTCCTGATATAAGCAAATTTCCAAAAGTAAAAGAGGACAAAAAATGATAAATCGTAACAATTTGCCTAATCGCCGTGAAATCGAAACATTTGAATTTGAACATAACGGCATGATATACGTCGCTTCGGTGTCGTATTTTATCGCTAGCAATCGACGCCGGCGGCTAGCAGAGGTGTTTCTTGATGCGGGCAAGATTGGTAGCCAGACGCAAATGATAGCCCGTGACGCGGCCGTACAAGCCAGCATTGCCCTGCAATACAGTGTACCCGCAGACGAATTGGCAAGGTCGTTATGTAAAATTGAAGATGCAGACGGAAATTTTATTTCAGCCGGACCGCTAGGAAAAGTTTTTGAAATATGCAATAGTAAAAAATAATTTAATAAAAGAAAAGCCCCTTTTTACAGAGGCTTTTCGATACCGGCGCGGTCTACTGTTTCCCGGCTCTAACGCTTGTTGTCGCTTACCGTTTAAAAATTTTTGCTACTTCGGCCTCACAAAAATTTGTTGTCCGCTAGGGCTAGGGGGCTAGCGTGCCGCACAACTCAACTTTTATTCACTGATCGGCGTCAAAGCATCGGCCACTTTGCTAAACTGCACATTAAGATTTGTGCCGATCATCGTCAGAGCGGTAATGATAACCACCGAAATCATAGCAGCAATCAAGCCGTATTCGATGGCGGTAGCGCCGTTTTCATCATTCAGAAAAGCGTTAAAAATATGCATTTTATTTGCTCCTTTTAAATGGA